AAAAATTTAACCACCAAAAAAGTAAAAATCATTACTCCTGGTTTACCACACGGTGGGAACTCTCTGTCAAAACGTGGTATTGTGATTAATCAAAATGCGGGTTTGGTTTGGTATGGCTCTATGAATCCATCACTAACACCAACTAACAATTATGAAGTTGTGTTCGATCAAGATTTCCCACCTTTAGGACAATTTCAGTTGACGGTGTATGAATCAGAAACACCTGCGGATATAACTATGTCGGATATAGTTAGGCGTAATAATGATACTACGGTTTTTATGTTTCCTAATGATACCGATAGTGCAACTTACAACGCCGAAGAGGTGCATTACAAACAATATGGTGACGCTTCGGACACAAACGCGGTATACTCAACAATAACGGCATAAAACGATTAAGATGAAATTAAATTTTGTAGAACTTTCACATTATAACATACCACATTTAGTCGAAAAAACCAATCAGGAATGGATAAGTTTTGGGGAAGATAATTTATACCCTAATTATTTGTTAGAATTATTTTTAGGTAGTGCTATCAATGGTGCATTAGTAAAATCTATTGGCGCTATGATTTATGGAGAGGGATTAAATGCAACCAATGTAGATGAAAGTGAGGCTACAAAAGAAAGTTGGTTAAAAATAAACGAACTTTTAGACAATTCATCTGATGACGTTCTAAAAGATTTAGCTTTAGATTTAAAATTGTTCGGTGGTTGTTATGTGAATGTAATATGGTCAAGGGATAGGAAAAAGATAAGTAAAATTTCTCACATTGGCGCTCAATATATAAGGAGTGGTAAATTAGTTGACGGTGAAGTAGAAACCTATTATTATAGTGCGGATTGGTCTAAATGCAAAAAAAAGGAATATAAACCACGCCCATACAAGGCTTTTTCTACAACAGACAGGACTCAAGCTAGTCAAATATTAATGATCAGGGATAAAAACCCCGCTATGTTCTATGGATTTGCACCTGATTATATTGCATCTACAGATTATATACAATTAGATTTAGAAATTGCTCAATTTCATTTAGCTAATATTAGTAATGGAATGTTTCCAAGTATGGCTATCAATTTCGCTAATGGTGTACCAACAGAAGAAGAAAGGCGTACCATAGAAAGGCAAATACAGGATAAGTTTTCGGGATCAGGAAATAGTGGGCGTATTATGATAACTTTCAATGACGGCAAAGATAATTCACCTGAAATAATCCCTATTGATTCTAATAGTGCATCAGAGAGTTATCAATTTTTATCTAAAGAGGTTGTTAATAAAATACTATCGGGACATAGAGTAACAAGTCCACTTTTATTTGGAATTAGAGCAGAAGGTGGCGGTTTAGGATCAAACGCAGAAGAATTAAGGGACGCTTATTCATTATTTAATAATACCGTTATTATTCCATTTCAACACATTTTGCTTAAAGGATTGAATAAAATATTTAAGGTTAATGATATTGACTTAGATTTATATTTTACGTCTTTAAAACCTGCGGATTTCATAGATTTAGAAGTAACAGAAACGCAATCAGAAGAAGATCAGGAAAAAGAGGGTGTTACTCAAGATGATTTTGTGGAAATGTCAGATGAGGATATGGACGATGTGCTTAACAATTTGCACGGTGACAAAATAGATTCTGATGTTTGGGAGATCGTTGATGAACAGGACGAGGGATTAGTAGAGGATTATGACGATTGGGCAAACCACTTTATAGAAAAAGATGAGAAATATAATTTTGCAGATGAAATTGTAAGTCGAGAAAACAAAAAAAGTAAATTAGATAAGTCACATTATAGAATTAGATTTAAATACATTAAAAAGAGTAGAAAAGCTAATAAAATAAACCCATATACTAAAAAAAGGAATGGTACAAGAACATTCTGTGAGAATATGATGACTTTAGCAAAAGGTGGATTTGTTTATAGGATTGAAGATATTAATAATGCTAGTCGGGCAGGTGTTAATAGGCAATTAGGACATAAAGGCAAAAAATATGACTTATTTTTGTTCAAAGGCGGGGTTTATTGCCGTCACGCTTGGAAAACAATATTGTATAGATTAAAAGACGGAACGAAATTAAAAGGCGCTACCATAGATAATGACTACAATAAAATTAATAAAATACCGTCGGAATATATGCCTGACATAAAAGGACAAAAAACAGCAGAAAAAGCACCTATTAATATGCCTAATGAAGGACATTATCCTGGTGTTAAATAAAAACTAAAATATTATGGCTTTAGAACAATCATTCACAACTGCACACGGAATAGAGGTAAAAACAGCTTATTGGCGAATATACAAAGTAGAACTTAATGTTTTAAAAAGTGTTTCTTCTGCGGCTTTTGTGCAAATATATAAAGATGCTATCTCAAGGGCAAATAATTTATTACCTGTGGATACCCTTTCGTTCAATTTTACTATGGACATATCTAATAAAGGTGTTGATCCCATTACTCAGGCGTATAATTCCCTAAAAACCCAATCCAATATTAAAGATGATCGGGGTGCAAATGTAATAATAGATTTAAGTAAAGCAAAAGACGTTTAGATATGGCTATAGAACATACATTATATATAAGCACCAACAGATTAAAAAGAGATACCGCCCTGAGTCAAGCTGTGGACGACAACCTTGTAATGCCGTATATTTTGTTAGCACAGGATATGCACATATTACCCGTGTTAGGCACAGAATTAGATCAGGATTTAAAATCACATATACAGAATAATACTTTAGCCGATGACAATAAAACGCTTGTAGAAACATATATTCAACCTGCTTTGGTGCAATATTCTTTTACTCAATTAGTTCCCTATTTACGACTAAGGTTTGTTAATAACGCTGTGGTTATTATGGGTGCAACGGAACAAAGTTCGTCTGCAACTTACGAGGATTTAAAACCTGTTATGGACACGGCGACAAACGCAGGTGAGTTTTATAGACAAAGATTGATCGATTACATAAAAAACAATACCGCTTTATTTCCAAAATACAGTACTAATACAGGCGCAGATTTAAAACCAACTACAAGTAATTATTATAGTAATTTAAATCTTGATCCTGTTAGACCTATGAGTAACAAACTTAAGGCTTTTTTGCAGGCAACTAATATTACGGTGTATGGCGAAAGTTGTTAAAAAAAAATACCAAAAATACCCCTCTACTAAAAAAAATTTTAAGAGGTTAAAAAATTATTTAAAAAAATTAAATTATGGCGGGACAAAGATTAACCGACAAGGCGATAGCAACATCATTAGCTAAAGAGGATTTACTTATGGTTGTGGACGTATCAGACACCACAGGTAGTCCATTGGGAACTTCAAAACAAATAAAAGCGGAATATACTCTAAATACTAATATTCTGAATTTAACATCTTCACAGATTAACGCTATGGCGACAGGATATGAGATTGTACCTACACCAGGTGCGGGATTTTTCGTTCAACTAATATCAGTTACTACGAATTGCGAGTATATATCTGTAGAAAACACTTCGGGTTCCGCTTTACAAATCGGTGCAAGTCAAACCTTTACGGCGGGGCATTGCTGGTGTCTCGCAGGTAAATTTTATCAAGGTTATGGAAATAAATCCGCGACCTTTGATCATAGACCCACTAAGATGATGACAGGGGATCCCGTTATTATAGGTGGTACTTTAGAGAATAAACCTATGTATATTACGGCGAACTCTAATTTTAACGGTGATTGGAGTATGTCTGTTTATACCACTTATAAAATAGTACCAATGTAATGGAAAAATTAGAATACTTAAGTTGTTTTTTTTGCGGTAATTTACTAACTATAGGAATGATACCAACGCAAACATTAATGGAAACGGTTGTTTTAGGACTTCTAGGGGGTTTTGTGGCTATGATGAGTAAAGACATATATCAATGGGTTAAAAATCTCTTAAAACGCAAATAATGGCTATTTTCAAGCATTTCAGGTGGAAAGAGTTTGATTGTAAGAGTGGAAAAGGTAAGGGTATAGACAATATGAATGAAAATTTTATCTGTATGTTAGATGATGCTAGAGAATTAGCAGGAATACCATTTAAAATAACATCAGGATTCAGAACACCAGAGTATAATAAACTCTTAATGCAAGAGGGTTATAAAACATCAAAAAATTCAGCACATACAAAAGGTTTGGCGGTAGACATTTATACCTCTGATTCAAGTTCAAGGTATAAGATATTAACCGCTTTATTAAAAACAGGTTTTACAAGGATTGGAATTGGTAATAATTTTATCCATTGTGATATTGACCACGAAAAAACTCAAAAATTAATTTGGACTTATTATTAAATTATTTATATATGGAAAACTTTATAGCACAAAATTGGTTAGAATTATTAATAGGATTAATGGCGTTTTTAAAAATAATAACTAATCTTACACCCACAGAAAATGATAATAAAATTTTCGGTTGGTTAGATAGTATTTTTAATGTCATAATCCCAAACTATAAAAAAGGTGGCGGGACACATTAAAAACATATTAAAGGGGTTAGATATAACCTCAATTTTTAAAGACAAGAGATTCGGTGACAACAAAAGGTGGTCATCTAAAAGAACTATCGGTGGCGCTATTGTACTATATGCCCTAAACACTATGGGTGAAAGCATTAGTTGGGACGGCGTGGTATTGTGCGCCATTGGTATTTTGCCTCTATGTTTGTCAATGTTTGAGAAACGGAAGTGTGGAAATAAGTGTAATTGTTGAAAAAGGAATATAGATTACGCCTTACAAAACCCGAGAACGATTTAATAAAATTAGGTCGAGATAAAAACAACTCTAACATTCTAATAATTGGCGATCTTCACGAGCCGTTCTGTTTAGATAAATATTTAGATTTTTGCGTTGATCAATATTACACTTATAATTGCAATAAAGTAATATTTATTGGCGACATTATAGATAACCATTTCGCAAGTTACCACGAAACGAGTGCAGATGGAATGGGTGGTGCAGATGAGTTAGAATTATCAATTAAAAGAATTTCACGTTGGTACAAGGCGTTCCCTAACGCTATAGTCATAATTGGAAACCACGATAGATTAATTATGAGAAAGGCACAAACGAGTGCTATACCAAGTAAATGGATTAAATCATATAAAGAAGTGTTGGAAGTTCCTAAATGGAAATTTATGGAACGATATGTTGAGAACGGCGTTCAATACATACACGGTGAGGGCGGAACGGCAAGGACTAAATGTCGGGCAGATATGATGAACACGGTACAAGGGCATCTACACACTCAATGTTATACAGAACACTATGTAGGACAAAAATTTAGAGTTTTTGGAATCCAAGTTGGGTGTGGGATCGATCACGAAAGTTATGCAATGGCTTACGCAAAGGCAGGAAAGAAACCCGCTATAGGTTGCGGTGTTGTTTTGAATAACGGCAAAATTCCTATAAATTTGTTAATGGAACTATGAATAAAACTAAACATACATATAGCACACCTATTAAATTAGAGGTGGAATATAAATATGATAGTGCATACAGAAAGGTTTATAATATTAAAAAACTTAAAAGGTATTTTAATATGATCACCGAAAAGTTAAAATAATTTATATTCTTTTACTGTAGCATTTTTACCATATCTTGTTGGTACAGAGATGTATTTTGATTCTATAGAAATACCTGATTCTTTCAAATCTCTTATAGTACCTTGTAGGTCTCCTATTCCCAAATCTATCATAGCCGTTCGAGTTGTCAATGTTTTTCCTTTGTTGAGGTAATCAAAAACTATCTGTTTGTGAGTACCAAATTTAAAATTTGTATTCATAATTTATTTATTATTATTTTGATCAATCATATTTTTTAATTGTATTAATTGTTCTAAAGAATACGATTTTAAACTTTTCATTAGTTTGGTATTGTTAGAAACAATAGGATAATTAGATATTATAAAATTTTTAATTGATTCTTTTTGATTCATTTCTTCGTAAGTCATAATTGTAATATTATATCGTTTTTAATTATATATAAATATAACACTATTCTATCATAGTATAAAATATCCTTTATAATTTATTAAAGTTCTTTTATATATTTTAATGTTTGTAATTTGATGTAATCCATATCAAACCATTCCAACACCTCAAAAGCGCTTAATATTATGGTGATCTCCTTTCCATTTTCATCTTCACCCGACAAATAAACTTCGTTATCTGAACAAGAAAAAGTATTTATATTGTGAATGTTTTTATATTTCATAATTTAAAATTTAGACATTTCTTTTTGATAATTTTTAAGATACACCTCTCTAATTTCTTCAGGTGTTATAGGATAATCTATAAGTTTATCAACACAATCGGTATAGTCGCTTACATAAAAACACTCGTGGTTAGATAATTCCCTATATATTATTTTTTCTTTTCCGTTTTCTTTCAAATCTTGTTTGATTGATTCCTTATAAATTTTATCTAATTGTTTGATCACAAATTTAGCGTTTTCTCGAGGACAAAACATTCCACTACCTAAAGAAATTATATCTTTTTTAGATTGTTTAGTTTCAAATAAAGAATCTTCCATTTGTTTTATACTAAATGCAAAAAAACATTGGTTATTTTTGAATAGTTTGGTTTGTCTATCGTTCATATAGTCGGATAAATATTTCATAGTTTTATAATTTTTAAATTGGTTCCATATTAGTCAAAGAGGGGTACCCCTTTAGGACTTGTTTATTAATCTTTTTCAAAGTTTTCCCATTTATAACCTCTCCAACAATCATCAGAACAAAATTGATCATCTTCATCTTCAATCTCATCACCGCAATAACCACATTTTATAGGCTCTTTAGATATATCAGTACAAGAATCATAGCATTGAGAACATATTTCTAAATCATCTATGACAGGATAACCACAACAATCACTTTCGCCAGATATTGTATGTTGATATTTATGGAATTTATCGTCTAAATAATCCTGATAACTCATATCCCAAATATTATAGTTGTTAAAAATCTACCTATAATATAGGTTGCACATATAAATAATATTATATAATTAAATTTGATCATAATTATTTAGATTTAATTGATTGTTTCCACTCCTTTAATATTTCTCGAATTTCATTATGTAAATTATGTATTTCGAGTTCTTGAGAACATATTACATTAGATAAATATTCGTTATCTAATAGCATTATTTCTTCTTTTTTATAAATAGGTTTAAATTCTTTTTTCATATCGTTTTAATAATTGATTTATAAAACAAATATATAAAATATCTTTGATAGTTATTTAAATATGTAAAAAATACTTTATTATTTATTAACATTTGAAATGTTAATAAGTGTAAGATAATCTTTTCATTATGTAAAGGAATTTTGTTATATTTATACTTTATTTTAAAATATTAATTATGAATAGAAATAAATTACGGCAAGATATTTTAAGTTTTGCTATGTTTAAAAACAAGGTCACTAAAACACAGTTGAAAAACATTCTAAAAAAATCTTATCCTACAATTTTCAGTAGATTAGAAAATACGGGTAATATTACTTTAGATGAAGCTATTTTATTATGTGATCATTTAAAAATAGATATTAACGAATTTACTAAACCAAATATTATTAATTATGCAGAAAAACAGTAAGGTTACTAAAGTAACACCAAATGGAACTTGGGATTCACAATATGGATTAAAATACAAGTTCGAAATAGAAATGGAAAACGGAGATATAGGAGAATATAACTCCAAAATTAAAGAACAAGCTAAATTTGTTGTCGGACAAATTGTCGATTATGAATTTAAAGACGGACAATTCCCTAAAATTAATCCCGTTTACTCTCAAGGATTTACAGGTGGGGGTGGGGGATCATTTAAAAAAAATGATGCCGTGCAAGAATACATAATAAAACAAAGTTCTTTGCAACGTGCAGTAGATATATGTATTGCTAGGGGTATATATACTAGAGAAGATATAATATCTGAAGCAACCTTTTTTGCAGATTGGGTGTTAGACAGAAATCAACCTCTACCGTTCGCTTAACTTTAATTTAAGACCCTCGTAGAAATACGGGGGTTTTTTTATATTTAACTATTATGAAAAAAATAAAACAAACTTACTTTTCTCACGATTCTAATGCCCGTAATGATATTAAACTTATCCGTTTACGATCAAAGTATGGGTATGAGGGATATGGAATCTATTTTGCTTTAATTGAATTATTATTTAGTGAAGATAATAAATTGTGCATAGATGATTTTGAAACATTAGCCTTTGGTTTACAATGTGATAGTAATAAATTAGAGGATATAATATTAAATTTTGATCTCTTTGAAATTGACGGTAAATGTTTTTATTCTGAAAGATTAGATAATGTTATTAATGAAATTCAATCTAAAAGTATAAAAGCCTCTGAAAGTGCTAAAAAACGTTGGAATAATGCGAACGCAGAACAAACGCATAGCGATCGTAATGCTATAAAATTAAATAAAATAAAATCAAATAAAATCAAATCAAATAAAAATACATTAGAACAGAGGGTTACAGAATTTAGCAATTCTGTTATATCTAAAGATGTTGATATGATCAAAGAAGATAAGATAGCATTTGTTGAATATTGGACAGAACCTAACAAATCAGGTAGTAAACTACGATTTGAAATGGAGAAAACTTGGGATTTAGGGCGAAGAATGAAACGTTGGGCGAATAATGGATTTAGTTCGGCTAATAAAAATAAATTTCCTGATCATTGGGATCTTCAATTTAGTAGAAAATTACCCGACGAAACAAAAAGAACAGAATATTATAATCATTTGAAATCAATAGGTTGGACTAGTGTATATTCACCTAATGCAGGTATGGTATGGAAAAAAGCAAAATAAAAAATAAGTCATTATTAAAAGAATACGATTTACAATGTATGATTTGTAAATATTTAGATACTAAAGATTTATTATATTGTGGCTCTATGGGTGGTCAGTATCAATTATATCATTCTGTTAGAATAAAAGCAAAAAAATCGGGTTACAAATCAGGATTTCCTGATCTCTTTATCTATGAGCCTAGAGGTAAATATTATGGTTTAGCATTAGAATTAAAGATAGGATATAATAAAGCGTCCGAAAAACAAAAGGATTGGATTGATCAATTAAATAAAAGGGGGTATTTAGCAAAAGTAACCAACGGTTGGGAAAATACAATTAAAGAAATAGATCAATATTTAAAATTATGAATCAAATTAAATTAATTATGAGAAACAATATACAAGATGAATTAGAGTGGTGGCGAACTTACGGCGAATTTATTGCAGTAAATTATTCACACGCAAACGCAGAGGCTATAGAATATGTTGAACAAGAAAAAAATTAAAAAAACTTTTTACAACACCCGAAACGGAAGATTCCATTGGAATTATCAAGATACTAACAATTATTTGTTTATAATTTTCTTTGAGTCGGGTGCAAATATGGGATTTGTTTTAAGAGATTTGAAAAAAGACAAAAATATAGTAAAATATATTTATAAAAAATTTAATACTATATTTGAAAATATTGCAGAAATAGAAACAACTAAAATAACCTTTACAGAATATCTAATATATAAACAAAATAAAATTCCGTCAGTAATTAAATTATGCTTGATCAATATCTTATTAATAACTATGATAAATTAAAAGATATGGCGTTCAATGTAACCAACGGAAATCAAGACAAAGACGATTTGTTGAGTTTTGTAATTGAAGAACTTTATAAATGTGATCAATCAAGATTAAATGAAATTATAAAGAAAAAACAGATGACGTTTTACATAGCGCGGATTATGGTTAATCAATATTTTAGTAAAACGAGTCGCTACTATAAGAAATATAAAAAATACTATACCCACTATGTAACCCAAATTAATGATAATATTACTCGAGGTTTTTTTGAAACAGATGAGGACAGGATAAAAGAGGAACGTTTGGTGTGGATAGAAGAAAAATTACAGAATTTTAATTGGTTTGATGCCGAAATATTTAAATTGTATTTTCGGGAAAATCATAGTTTAAATTCATTAAGCAAAGTAACCAAAATAAACAGAAACACTATTTACCATTCAATAAGAAAGGTTAAAAAATACCTAAAAAATGAAAAATAAAATGTTGCAAAATGAAGAAAATTTTATTGAGTTTGTATTAATAGGTAGTGTGGTGAGTATAATAATAATATTATTAATAATAGCAATATGGTAAAAAAATCAAAAGGTTTAGGTGATAGTGTAGAAAAGGTTTTAAAAGCAACAGGCATAGATAAAGTTGCTAAAAAAGTTTTAGGTGAAGATTGTGGTTGTGAAGAAAGGAAAGCAAAATTAAATAAATTATTTCCTTATAAAAATCCCCGACAATTTACACCCGACGAAATGGGAATCTATGAATCACTTTTGCCTCATATAAAAAAGGGTGCTTTAACTCATTCTCAACATTTATCTATCCTTAAATTATATAATGTAACATTTAAAGCAAAAAAGGAGCCTACAAGGTGCACCTCTTGTATCAGAAACATATTAACACAATTAGAGGGTGTTTACGAAAATAGTTGCAAAATAGAAAAAAATGAATCAGATATTTAGATTTTGTTTGCGTTGTGTTAGAATGTCCTTGATCACCAAAGGTAAATGTTGTTTTTGTAAAGGGGATTTTATTTTATCCTCTATTAAAGATGATTTGCATAAAAAACCAAAAAAATGAAAACCCACACTAAAGTATATATGGATTTTTTTGATTATGGGGAACAAGATTTTATTCCCTGTGAGATGTGTGGATCAAAGGCGGTAGATATTCACCATTTAGAAAGGCAAAGTAAATTCGGTAAAAAAAAGGAAAAAGATTATATAGAAAATCTAATTGGGGTTTGTCGGGAATGTCATCAAAAGGCAGAATCAGATTCTATGTTCAATATGTTCTGCAAAATAAAACACCTAGAAAATGTATGTAGTCAAATTTATGCCTTAATTAATTTAGAAAAAAAACTAAAAGAATATGAAAATAATAGAAATAGAAATAGATAAACTTATCCCCGCAACATATAATCCAAGACAAATAACCAAAAAACAATTTGAAGATTTAAAAACCTCAATTCAGAAATTTGGTTTAGTAGATCCCATATTGATCAATAAAGATAATACGGTTATAGGTGGTCACCAAAGGTTAAAGGTTGCCGAAAGTTTAAATATTAAAAAAGTGCCTTGTGTAAAATTAGATTTAGATAAAACGCAAGAAAAGGAATTAAATGTTAGATTAAATAAATCGGGTGGTGATTTTGATATGGATATCCTCGCTAATGAGTTTGAAATAGCGGACTTAAATGATTGGGGTTTTAGTGATTTAGAATTAGGATTAAAGAGTTTCGAATTTAAAGAAGATGAGATTGAAGATTTTTCAGATACATTTAATGACGGGGTTAAGATAGAATTATTTATGTCTATAGAAACATATAAAGAAATAGATAAACAATTAAATGAAATAACCACCAAACACGCGGATATAAAATGCAAAGTAATAAACTAAATATATTAATTTATCCTATGTTATCGGTACACAATATTAATGCCGATAGCAATTACATAATAATAAAGCAAATTTGTAATGAATTACTAAAAACAGATAGGTATAATTTTATATTATTATTAGACGCCAAAAGACCTTACGTTCAAGGGGATTTAGACAAACGAGTGAAAGTTTTAAGAATACCATTCCCCCAAAGTAAAAAACACCAAGTTGTTTATTTTAACCCTAATATATTAGATAAGATATTTAAGCAATATCCAATAGACATAATTTGGAACAATGTTGTTGAGCAAGGGCATCACCTTAAATATTTTCAAGATATTATGGTTGATCATTTTAGACCTAAAGTTTTTAATTATCACCATTATGTAATACACAGGAGTTTAGATAAACTCACCTATTATAATCCGTGCCGACATATTTTGTTAGATCAAATTATGGGTAGTATGCTTGTAGATTATAATTATTTTCATACCGAATATTGCTATAATATGATGTTTGAAGAAGCCAAAGATGTATTAAATGAAAAACAAATAGAAAACCTAAAAAAAATATCACATATTAAATTGGGTGGTTATAGCAAAAAAATACAAACAACAGAAAAACATAAAATATTTACTTTTATTTACAATCATAGATTAAGTGGATATAAACGTTGGAAAACCACATTTGAATTATTCGACAAATTATATAGTGAAGGTTATAAGTTTCAAGTAATATTTACTGCAGGTGATCGGGATAACCTTTCAACATTAGAAAAAAAACCTTATGTTGTGGTTAAATCATTAAGGCGACATAGCGACTATATTAAGGAATTATCTAAATGTCACGCTAATGTAATTAATTCTATCCACGAAACATACTGTATAAGTATTGCCGAAAGTATTTTAAATAATCAAATAATAATAGCGCCTAATCGTTGTACATTCCCTGAATTATTAGACGAAAGTTATCCTTATTTATTTGACAATGAAACAGAACAAGAAGAAAAGATTAAATATATATTAGATAACGCTATAACAGAATACAATTATAAAGAACAAGACAAATTGTTATTAACTAACCACGCAAAAAATATAGATAATATATTTCAGGAATTAAAACCTACAAGCGAAAAGGATTTAGTATTTAATCGTATAAAAAAAGAGGATTCAAAAATTAAAATTAAAGAATTTTTAGACAAAAACAGATTAATAGATATGAGTAAATTTAGAACATTTGTTTATTCTTTAGGATATGCAAGTCAATCTTTTCCTATTCAAAAATTACAATTATTACTTAAAGAGTTTGGTTTTGTTTACAACTTAACCTATGACAAATATGAGAAAAAGAAATGATATAATATTAGTTAAGCATTGTTACGATATTAATTGGGCGAAAGAACTAAACAATTTGTTTGGGGATATATTCTATGATCCTATAAAATTTACAGAAAAAACATATTTACCTGGTCGATCAATGCAGATGAGATACGAGGCACAACTCATAGAGATAATGAGGAAAGAAAAAATAACCAAAGCTTTTTTTATTAATTACATAGATGATTTTAGTAATAATTTTATAAAAGCAGGATTTGTAAAAGAAATCTATGGAATATTACACTCATCTAATAATCAACCCGGTGATGTAGGCACAGATTTAAGGTTAAAATATTATGAGGACGGAATAGTTAAAATGGCGAATAAATTATTTACTAATTCTAAATTTTTAAGTAAATATATAAACGCAAAAACTATACCATTAGGATTACCTATTGATAATGAATTTAGTAAACCCTCAAAAGAAACCAAAATATTATTTAATCAAAGATTATCTACAGAAAAAGGATTTAAAAAATTATATGAGATAAAAGATGAATATAGGGATAGGTTTATTATATCAAGTCCTAAAGGAGCTTTAGGTGTAATACCAAAACTAAAAGGATTATATAAAAACTTTTATTTTAAAATACCATTTATACAGTATAAATCATTAATTAAAGAATGTGGTTTTGTAGTGTCATTTGCAGAATTAGAGAACTTTGGAACAAGTATTCACGAGTGCATTAGTTTAGGATTGTGTCCTTTGGTTATGAATAATGAGAACACTTGTCATAGTGAAGTAATAATAGATGATTTATTATTTAACACATTAGACGAATTATACGAAAAAATAGATAACCTAACGAATGATCAAGACAAAAGGCATAGGTTGATATTGAAACAACAACACCATAGTTCTAAATATAAAAAATTAAATTATTTAAAAATGTTAGAAAAACATTTAACGGTAAAATAACGGTATATTATGAGTCAATTTCCTAATAAGGCAACACAATTTAGTTCTAAAAACCAACCTGAAAAAAAAGGACGTCCTAAAGGTAGTAGGAATGTTGCAACAGTATTAAAAGAATTATTATCAACACAAGACAAAAATATAGGTGGGGAAGGACATTTCGGATCACCCGTTGCAAAAATGTTAATAAAAATAGCATTTAGTCAGGAAAGTAATAATAACGAAAAATTAAGGGCAATAAAAGAAATATTGGACAGAATTGAGGGATTGCCTGATCAAAATGTAAACGTTAGTGCTACACCACCGTCTTGGATAAATACAGATGAAGATGAAACAGGCGAAACCATACTTTGATGTAAAAAATTCTAAAAAGAGGATTTGCATATTACAGGGGGGTACTCGTAGTGGTAAAACCTATTCTATAATATTAGCATTAATTGAATTTGCTTATAAAAATAAAGGTAAAGGATTATATGTTACAATAGCGCGTAAGACGTTCCCCGCTTTAAGGGGTACGGCTATGAGGGATTTTTTTGAAATATTAAAACAAGAAAATATTTATGATGAGAGAAACCATAATAAAAGTAGTGGTCTATATACTCTATATGGTAATCACTTTGAGTTTATCTCAGTCGATCAGCCACAACGGGTGAGAGGTAGAAAGAGGGACGTCCTGTTTATGAATGAGGCAAACGAGTTTAGTATGGACGATTTTATACAATTATCTTTAAGGACAACTTTTAAAATAATAATTGATTTTAACCCGTCCGAGGAGTTTCATTGGTTATATACCCAACTTATAGACGCAGATAGAGATGATGTAGATTTCCATATATCAACATACAAGGATAATCCTTTTTTAAATGATATTACTATTAAAGAAATAGAAAGGTTAAAAGAAACAGACGCAAATTTATGGCGAGTATTCGGAACAGGACAAAGGGGTATATCTATGGAAACAATATTTCCTACCTTTACAGTTGTTGATCATATACCCGAAAATGCAAAAGAAATAGCATTAGGTTTAGATTTTGGTTTTAGTGCTGATCCTACGGCATTGATTAAATTATACAAACACGACCTAGATATATTTATTGAGGAATTAATTTATGAGAAAGGATTAACAAATCAAGATATAGCAAACAGAATAAAAGATTTAGGTATTCAACGAAACATAGAAATATTTGCAGATAGTGCCGAGCCAAAAAGTATAGAAGAAATTTACAGAATGGGTAATATAAATATTAAGCCTACAAAAAAAGGTGCAGATTCAATTAGAGTAGGAATTGATATTATGCGTAGGCATAAAATAAATATAAAACGTAATAGTGAGAACGTTATAAAGGAATTTAGAAATTATAAATGGATAAAAGATAAAAATAACGAAATAACTAACAAACCTGTAGATAATTATAATCACGGAATAGATGCCTGTAGGTATGTAGCGTTAAATAAATTAAATGTAGGTAATAGAGGTAAATATTATATTATGTAATTAAAACCAAATAGTTTTTATTTCGTTGCAATCATCATTAGAATCAACTTCATATAATTTATGAGATTCACCAAGATTATCAGAGAAATTGATCATTTCGTTCTTTGTATTAAAATCCCAAATTTCGTTTGTATCAAGTATTTTTATTAAGTAAGACATAATTTTTGTATTTTTAAATATAATACAATATAAAAAATCCTTTACACACCTGCAACTATATATAAAGTTTCTTTTATATTCTGATCAAATAAAGACAAAACGGTAATATTTATATTTATATATGATGAAAGAAATTAAATTAACAATCCCAAACGAATGGAAAGATATTACTATAGAGGTGTATCAAGAATACTTAAAAATACAGGAGAGTGAAAAGGACGAAAAAGAGAAAGTTATTGAAAGTGTTTCCGTTTTATGTAACGTAGATAAAAAAATAATCACTAAAATGGATTATATTGATTTAATCGACATCATTAAAATATTAAAACATTTGACAAATCAAGAGCCAAAACAAAGTGAGTTAAGGAAAAAGTTTTTTTTGAATAATGAGGAGTATGGTTTTATTCCTGATTTATCAAGGTTAACCACAGGTGAGTATATAGATTTAGAAACGTACACAAAAAACCCTATTGAAAATTTGCATATTATAATGAGCATAATATTTAGGAAAATAACCAACACTATGGGTGATCGTTACGCTATTGAAGATTATAACCCTGATGAGTTCAAAGAGGAATTATTTAAAAAATGTCCTATGGATATAGCGTTAAATTCGTTAGGTTTTTTTTTGACTTTAGGAGAAAAATTAGCAAGGATTTCGGGCAATTATTTACAAAAACAGATGACGAACGTGTAGCGCAAAAAACTATGGATTCAAAATGGGGTTGGTATAATATAATTTATGGTTTATGTGGTGATAATATTTTAAATATAGATAAGGTGACAAGGCGCCCAATATTAGAGGTTTTAACCTTTTTGGCGTATAGACAAGATAATAATAATACCAAAAGTAATAATTATGCAAGAGATAGCGAATAAAGAGGCGAATTATAGAACTGTCATAGATATGTGGAGGCAAGTTGCAATTTTTACCGCTAGGGTTAATAGCTTTAGTTCGGGTTTTTTAGATGAGGTAGATATTAATAAATTAGACGGTGCCTCGTTTCCTTTGTTATATGTAGAGCCAAGCACAAGTACATTAGATACAGGAACATTAACCTTTTCTTTTAACGTATATATGTTGGATCAAGTTCCTGATGCTATTGTTCCCTCGACAGAAATAGTCCCATTCTCCGTTTATGATACCGAAAAACAAAACAGGGGTAGAGAGGACGTCTTTTCCCATACCCTTAATATTTTAAAAACCGTTATTACATCATTTAAGCAAAACCTGTTTGCTGTAGAATATCCCGGAACCTCGATAGAGGGGGAACGTGGATCGCCCGTAGGAACAGATTATATATTAACCACACCAATAAGTATGGAGCCATTTACTGCAAGATTTAACAACCTTTTAACAGGTTGGTCTTGTCAAATTGAAGTTCAAGCAACCAACACCAATGATTTATGTGCCGCACCAACTATAGGATTTGTACAAAAAAATAAACTTGGTGTAGATGAACAAAGTGACCCTACTACATAATGAAATTTAGCAACACCATACAAGTATTACAAAAATTAGGATCATCTGTAGTTGATCAGGGTAGAAAAATATTAACACAAGATAAGAAACAAACCTCGTCTAATACATTATATAAGGATTTCGATTATACGGTAACCTCTAAACCTGATAGTGTAAGTTTAGAATGGGAGTTTGGTAAGGCGGAGGATTATTGGATATTTGTTGATCAAGGCGTAAGAGGAACTAATCAACCTGATGACAACGGTTATAGGGTTCCTGGTAAACAAAGAGGACAAGGAAGTCCATTTAAGTACACCACAAAAATGCCCCCAAGAGGTGCAATAGATAGGTGGATAGTTAGAAAACCACTAAAACAGGCAAGGAAAAAGGGTAAATTTATTAAAAGGAAAACTTTTGCCTTTTTTATACAAAGGTCAATATTTCAAAGGGGGTTGCAAAGAACATTATTTTTTAGTACACCTTATGAGCAACAATTACAAAAATATGATCGCAAAATACTTGATGCGGTTGGTGAAGATATAGAAACAGAATTAATTAATTTATTAAATATTTAATATATGGCTTTAGGAAGTATAAGTTTTTCACAGCGACCCCAAAATAGCACTTACGATACACCCGTACTAACTAATTGGACACCTATTGTACCCTATACGGTAAAACAGACGAATATAACAGGTTTATTCTATTTTAAATTTGTTTTGGAGATTCGTATAGACGATGCCTCTGGACTTTTAATAGCAAAAATAAAACAAAGACCTAACGGTTACACTACAGGCACAATTAATGTTTATACCACTTTTGACGTGCGAGATATAGTAAATACATTTATACAAAAAACCTATGAGGATCAAAACGAATCAGGTGAGCCGATACACACTTTAGCCGCTAATGGGACAGACACTTACATCTATTCAGGTAACAGCTATCAGATTAGGAATATTTATGTTAAAGCGTATCAATCTTATTCCACAGTAGAAAACGCTTTTCCAACCGAAGATAATTCCGAAAATACAACTACAACCCTTAAATTTATTGCGGCATCTTTGCCTTTAACTGCAGAAAGGGGGGTGTCTGGGAATATGACTTATTTTCAAGGGACAACTTTTAAAGATATATATAGTAACCTGACATCAACGGGTTATCTTTTGAGTGATGTAAGACCTGGTTATTATGATGTTGTTCCACCTACTGCGGGGTTTACTGCAGATGAAAAGGAATTGATCAATAAAGTTCAAGTGGGGGATTACCACACCGTAGGATTTCTAAATAGTTATTATGATTTAGCCGCTAACGTGGGGACTTTTTTAGTTCGATTTTATAATGCTTCAGGCACTCAATTAACCCAAACTTATATTACAAACGATAGTACAACAGGCGGAGAGGCTCCATTACAATCGGGAATAGACACCGATAAGAATATAATTTATTTTGGTTGTGGTCCCGCTAATTTAGAAGCCTATAACAACGGTGGGACTAATACACAAAGACCTTCATCTGGCGCTAATATTGGTTGGGCATATTATATAATAGAGGCGAAAAGTGCGAGTTTAACCTATCAAGTTGCTAGGCGTTATTGGTTTGTGAGGCAAGAAAAAGCCTGTAAGGGTTATATAACACGCAGGTTAGGTTGGATAAATAGTTTAGGTTGTTGGGATTATTTTAACTTTAAAATGAAATCTGTACAATCTATAGAGGTTAAAAGAAACACCTACGGACAAGCTATAGGTGATTTTAATTCACTACAATATTCCTATTATAATTACGAAAGTCAAAATAAGGTTTTAAGAACAACTGCGACAAAAAAGGAAACATTAAATACCGATTTTATTACAGAGGCGGACACAATATTATTAGAAAAATTAATGATGTCAACTGATGTCTTTGTGATCGAAAATGGTGACACAGAGGAAACCGTGCCTGTTAGAGTGGTTGATACAAATATAATCAGGAAAACAAGAGCAAATAATAAGGCAAATATTCAATATACCATAACAATCGAATATTCTAATCCAATAAACACCAACAGTTAATGAAAGTAAGATTAGTAGCTTATAGACCGAATCAAATAGGAACTACGGCAGATACCACGTATGAGTTAGACCTACAAGAGTCGCCTAATATTGGATTAAATTTTCAATTTGCCGACGTTAAGGAGCCTGAAAAAAGGAAAAGTAATTATTCCCAAACTTTTAAATTACCCTTTACAGATAAAAATAATAGATTTTTTCAAGATTGGTATAATGTGAATTTGGAAACATTGGTTTTTAGCACAAGGAAAAAGTTTGAAGCTATTTTGTATTCAGGCTCTACACCACAATTTGAGGGAACACTACAATTAAAAAGTGTATTAAAAAAGGCAAAACTTTACGAGGTCACCCTATTATCAACAACGGCAACTTTATTTTCAGTTATTGGTGAGAGTAAACTTCAAGATGTTTATAAAGATAGTAGTGGGGGTTTTAGTGAAGAATTAAATCACCAATTAATCCATACGGATTATCAGAATAATACCTTTTATAAATCTTGGACAGCAACCTTACAGAATACAGACGGTGATACCATTAGTGATACCTCTTTAACACCTAATATCTCAAAAGTTATTTATCCAATGTCCGTAACTCAAAAACATTTCTATTTTGATCAAAATGTAAATGAATATATGAATATGGATCAGACGGACTCTGATAATTTGGTTAATAGTATCGGTATGACTGCGGCGTCTGAAAAAACTGTTCCTTTTGCTCAATTTAGACCAGCTATACAGGTTAAAGAATTATTAACAAAAATAATATTAAAGGCGGGTTATTCTTATACCTCATCATTTATAGATAGTGAATATTTTGGTAGATTATTTACTACAAGCTGTAATCATTTAGAATTAGACGCCCTACCTACAACTGATCGAAATGTTAATCCAAGTGGATTTTTTGAAGTTCAAAATTTCAACCAATGGGGACAGGAATATATACCTAGTTCGGGGGGTGTATATATACAAGAAAAAATACCCGCAGAAAATGATACACCCGCTACAGGTTGTACTATTCCTAATGATCCCGATGATTGTTGGGAAACTTCAGGTACTTTTGAAGATTGTCTAACAAGGATAGATCCACAATTAAAAGAGGTAACCATAAGGTTTAGAGTTGATTTTGAAAACCTTTTTTGTAATAGTGGGGGACAGTCCCAAATTAATTTAAGGATTTCCTCTTATGGTGTATATTCAAATGGTGACACAAATTTTAATGATTGGGGTTGGGACACCAATTTCACCGTTTATATGACTCAGGTGGGTCCCATTAATGGCTCTGCTCAATTATGTAGTGTTACTGTTCCTGTCTTTTGGTTTCCTGTAGGTAGTAAAATGAGATTCTATGTTGAATCTGCAAGCCTTATAGGTCGTAAAAGTTCTTCAAATAGCGCTATGTTCAAATTGGGTGCCTATTCTGCAGATGTAGGTTGTGGAACAGCTATGTCAAATATAAGGGGGAATTGGGTAGGATATAGTATCGATAATGCTTATGGTGGAATTATTGATATTCCTGCCTGTATAGATCCAACTATTACTCAAGCGGGTTTTTTAAAAGACATCTTGCAAAGGTTTAACTTAATCATTTCCACAAGTGCAGAAGATGAAACAAACCTAATAATAGAGCCATATAAGGATTTTGTTAATGGTGGTGAAATAAAAAATTGGTCTAATAAGGTGAATACCCAAAAAGAAATTAAAATAACAGATACCACCTCATTACAAAAAAAAGAAACAATTTTCACGGATTTAGAGGATAAAGATTTATACAATAAAAGTATTAAGGAAAGAGAGCCTGATATAAATGTCTATGGGCATATAGAATTGACAAGTCCTAGTGAATTTGCTAAAGGTAAATTAACCAATAAATCTATTTTTTCACCCTTTATTAATAGTATGGTTTTTTCAAATGATCAAGAGGAATTTGAAACATACCTTCCAAATATGACTGTGCAATATGAACGTAGTTACAATATGACACAAGACGGCGTTGCAGAATATAAAATGACAGCAACCAAACCTAAATTGTTTTATTATTGCGGAACACCTGTTGACGTTTTAGGTGTGGACAACGATCCATTAGATGACGGCTTTTATTTTCATAGAACCTATTATAGTCCACCACCCATTGGTGACGGAATGGAAATTAAAGCTATGCAATTCAAACACTATCCAATTTGTAGTCCTTTTGATATTGATCCTGGTGCAGGTGTCAACACTTATACGATCACCCAAGATAATACGTCCCTTTATTGGAATGCGTCACCACCATTATTTGGGAATTTAACTGTATTTAATTATAACGGAAACTACGGTAATTGGTTTAATGGATCATTATATGGTAAATATTGGAAACCCTATTTAGATACCCTTTATTCACCTCAGGCTAGGGTTATGGAATGTTATATGAATTTGAATGTATCGGATATTTTTAATTTCAAGTTTAGTGATGACATTTATATAAATGACACTTATTGGAAAATACTAAAAATTAGCAATTATCAGGTTGACGGATCAGCTTCGACTAAAGTTACATTTATAAAATCCATAGATAGTTTTGAAACCTGTATAGATTGTGATTTTGTAGTAGGTAGTGTAGACGGGGTTAACTTATATTCTAGTTTCTACTATATGTGGTGTCCCGCAGATGATCCTAATTGTGTTCCTATTGTTTCAGGCACGGCAATAGGTGTCTTTGTTACTCCTGATTGTTGTGAGTGTAATGGTGGAACACCGCAGTACGCCTTTAGTAATTACGCAAATCAAGGTATGTATCCTTGTATGGCGAATACAGGTAGTTTACCTATTACGTTAAAAAGTATTTTTGGTAATAGATCTATCCTGCATACAAACGGGGTTAAAGGATTAACTGAGGGAATATTTATAGGATTAAATAATCCATTAGTGCGTGGTGTAAATACGACTAAATATTCTCAAAATTTAATACCTAAATACGGAAATGATATAGTTATATCCCACAATACCGATCCTAGAAACATTCCGCAACTGATAGGTGAAAGTCACAGGATTGTGTTAACAGGTTTTACTGACGGTGATAGTCGCGGTTACGCTTATCATCAGGGCAATCAAAAATCTATACCTTTTGAATTACCTCATAGCACCAACACAATAATAAGGGTTAAGGGGATATCTACTGTTGTTTCATCTACTGATAGCAATTATCCAATAGGATCAACTGAGGCTTTTTCTTATTATACCGCCTTTAGGCTTGGTGGTGATTCTGCTTTAGGTACACTAACTCATCAATTAGGAACGCAAGGGGGTGATCAAGAATTTTCTATAAAAGAGGGTGCTTTACCAACAATGTGTACACTATATATAGATTTATACCAAGATCGTATTTTAAGATTTGGATTAGATGATGCTAACAGGAATACAAAGAGAATTTGGGAATTATCTATAGATTTAGATATAAATTCTATTAAGAATATGAATTTTGAGTGGGACGCAAATTATGCTTTATTCCAAAATGGGGATATAATAAAATTTGAAAATGGAAACTATATGTTATGGAATTAAAAGAATATATACAACAAGGTAGTAAGGCTATAATTTTATCTATAGAACACATACAATTAGTGGAATATAAAAATAAGGAATTGGATTTTGTTTACGGTATGGAAGAATACCACACAAATATAAAAAGAATGTTAAATCAACTAAATAGAATAATATGGCGGTAGATAAAACGATCAAAATAAAGTTAGACACGAGTGACGCTATAACCGATTTAAAAAAGGTTAGGGGGGAAATAGATATTACTTATGCCGAATTAAGGAAAACTACACCTATTGAATTAGATAGTAGTAAGGCAAAAAATGTATTAAAAAATTTAGATACCGATATAAACCAAACCGCAAAAAGTGCAGAGAATATTGGAAAGGGTGCAGACAAAAGTATACCTGATTTTGAGAAATTAAGCGAAAGTGTAGAGTCGGTAGGAGAAAGTGCTTTAGAAAGTATACCTGATGTCAAAAAATTAGGAAATGCCGCATCTGATATAGAAAAGGGTGCAAAAAAAGGTGAGGGTGGGTTTAAAAAACTAACCCTATCAACAAAGGCGTTTGGTATGGCGTTAAAAGCCGCAGGTATTGGTTTGATTATAGCCGCTTTTGTAAAATTACAAGAAGCTTTAGGTAAAAACCAAAAGGTAATGGATCAGGTTAATATTGCACTTGAAACCATAAGTATTACTTTTCAACAGGTGATTAAGGTTGTAGTAGAAAAGGGAGAGAAATTATTTAATTTCTTTAAAAAAATAGGAAAAGTAGTTAAGAATTTTGTAACACAGGATTTAGACGGATTAACTTCCTCTTATGAGGAACAGGGTGAACAAGTGGAAACCCTTATTCAGAAAAATAGACGATTAGCAAAAGAATTAGTAAACTTACGAAACGAGGTAAAATTAGCGGAAGCGGAACAAAGGTTGCTACAGATGACCTACCAAAAAGAGGCGGAGATACAAAGGCAAATTAGAGATGATATTAGTTTAACTATAGACGAAAGAATAGCCGCCAATGAAGAATTAGGGAGAATATTAGATAAACAATTTGAGGACGAAAAGAGGGTTGCTCAAATGAAAATAGAATTAGCTCAAAAAGAGTTAGATAAAAATAAGGACAATATTGATTTACAGGTTGCTTTGACCAATGCTAAAACCGAAATGGCGGATTTAGACGAAAGAATTACAGGGCAAAGATCAGAACAATTAATCAATTTAACCGCTTTACAACAGGAACAAACCGACGCAATTAAAGAGGCAGAGGACGCCCAAAGAGAATACAATAAATATTTAGAGGAACAAAGGCAAAAACAGATAAAACAAAATGAAGAATACCACAATAAAGTTGCTAACAGAAATATTAGTGGGAGAGAAAAAGAAAAACAAGAAATAAGAGATCACTATGACGAGTTGCAGAAGTTGAGTGTTAAAGATTATCTTTCAGGAAATCAAACAGCTACACAGCAAATTGAAGAAACACTTGCCTTAAAAGAGGAATTGAGAGAAAAATTAGCGGAAATAGATGATAATTGGGATCTTAAAGAGGGTGAACGTAAGAAAACCCTTTACGATTTAACTAATGAAGAATTAGAAGCCGAATATAATTTAAGGGCAGATGCCGCACTAAAAGCGTTTGACGCCTTAACACGGATAGCAAACCTTGAGTTAGAAAATGAAAAAAGACACCTACAAGAACAATTAGACGAAGGTTTAATATCTCAAAAGGAATTTGATAAACAAACAAGAAAAATAGAAAAACAGGCATTGAAAAGGGAAAAAAGAAATGCTATGTTGCAAATATTAATAGACACGGCAAGGGGTATATCTGCGGCTATACAGGCAGGTGCGGGTTTAGTATTCCCTGCTAATTTAGGTGCAATAGCAAGTGGTGTTGCTACCGTACTTGCAGGAATAGCCTCCGCTAAAGCAACATTAAGCCAAGTGCCTGGTGACGGTGGGGGTGGCGGTGATGATAGTGTGGATTTAGGTGGGGGTGATCAATCTGTAGATGAACAAATACCAACGGGATCAATTTCAGGTTTATTGCCTAATATGAATAACGATAATTCTAACCAACCGCCTATTCAAGCGTATGTAGTAGAAAATGAAATTTCAGACGCCCAAGCATTACAAGAAGAATTAGAAATACAGTCCACTTTATAAACAAAACTCAAAATTTTATATTTATTAGTATGAAGAAACTTATAGAACTTATAATTGACGAAACTGCAGAAATGTTTGGCGTTGAAGCCATATCTGTAGTGAAATTCCCTGCAATAGAAGAAAACTTTGTTTTTTTTAATAATGATTTTCTATCCCTCGCTAAAATTGACGAAGAACAAAAGCAATTAGTCGGAGCCATACTTATACCCGATAAAAAAATAAATAGGTTTGATAAGGAAACTAATGAGGAATATGATGTTTTCTTTACTAAAGAAACTATTAAAAAGGCACAGAAATTGTTTATGTCAAATCTACGCAACAATAACCACACATTAGAACACCAACAAACTATAGACGGACTTACTGTTGTAGAATCTTGGATTAAAGAAGATGAGAAATTTGATAAGTCAAATATGTGGGGATTTAAGAATATGCCTGTTGGAACTTGGTTTGTGCAAGTGTCCGCAGAGGGTAATGACGAAATATGGGAAAAAATAAAAAACAAAGAGGTTAGGGGGTTTAGTATAGAGGGTTGGTTTACTGACAAATTAATAGAACACTCTAAACCAAAAGATATATTAGACGAAACTTGCGAAGATTGTCCTGACGAAATAACACTCGGTAAAATTAAAAGTTTAATATTACAAAACGAATTAAATCCCGTAAGTAGTTTAGACGGTGAGCCATTATTTAGAAATAAAGATGAAGCTGAATTATACGCCGAAATGTTCAAAGGTTGTAGTGGTAGTCACGTTCATACTGTGGACGGGGTTAAATTATTTATGCCGTGCGTTGATCATAGTTCTGCAACAATGAAAGAGGAACATTCTGAAACAGGAAAAAGAAAATACAAAAAAAAATATAAGATATTAGAAAATATTAATTTCGCTAAACGCAAAGCAATATTGAAATATTCTTGGGACGAATGTATGCGGGATCAAATCAAGGAATATGGTGACAAAGAAACGGCGGCTAAAGTTTGTGCCGCTATCAAAAATAAAACAGGTGGTTGGAGAAAAAAAAGGTAAACATTTAAACAAAAAGGTGATAATTTATATTTATTAATAGTTATGAATACATTAGACAAAATTTTAAATATTTTAAAAATGAAAAACGAAGCTAAATCTTATAGCGTAAAATTCTACGCTGAAATGAAATTAGAGGACGGTAGAGTGATTGCTACAGAAGATGAGCAATTTATGATCGGATCTAAAGTTTTCGCCGTTTCAGATGACGGCTCTGCAGAATCTTTATCTGCAGGAACTTATGAAATGTCAGACGGACTAAAATTAACACTAGATGAAAATTCTAAAATTCTTGATTTAGGTGAAGAAGCAATATCTGCAGAGGAAGAAGATGAAAAAGAAGAAATGGCGGAAGATGATGAGGCGGCGGTTGATGATTGGGCAGGAATGGAAAAAAGAATTAAAAATTTAGAAGATGCGGTTGCGGATCTAAAAGCTGATAAAGTTGAAGCGTCTGTAGAAACGTCTAATGAAGAAAAAACTGAAATGTCATCAGACACTATAAGTGAACTTATGACTCAAGTTGAAGAATTAAATAGTAAAATAGTTGAATTATCAGGTGCACCCGCTACTACGGAATTAAAATACAATCCAGAGGGCGAAACAATGAACACTACGGTTGATTTAACTAAAATGTCCTCTCACGATAGGGCGGTATATTATATAAATAACCTTAAATAATAAAATTTTAATAAGATGAGTAAATTAAATAAAAAAAGAAATTTTGCTACCGACATAGATATCTCTGGAGATACTTATGCAGGGATACACGCAATGCCTTATGTTACTGCGGCGGTTAAAAGTCCCGATACTGTAGCTAAAGGTTATGTAAGACAATTAGACGGTTTAACTAAAAGTGCCGTGATCAATAATATTACCGCTTCAAGTCCTGTAAAGGCGGCGGGTTGTGATTGGGATAACGATACAGATATAGAAACTACAGAATCTCTATTGACATTAACCGACTATAAAGTTAATGAGCAAATCTGTAGAGGAACTGTATTTCCAACTTGGTTAGGTCAAGGTATGAATTTAAATGGTGATCTACCAAATTCTTTTTCTGACTTCATATTAAGTACAGTTGCAGGTTCTGTTGGACAACAACTAGAAAATGGTATATGGTTAGGTAAATTAGACGGCACTAACAATTCTGTAGGATTTGTTTCTAATTCAGGAACATTAGATGCGGCAGGATTTGCGGCGAGTGCTTGTGC